CTGTTAAATACTTTGGCGTCTTTGAATTCGCCGAAGTCATACTCTTCTCCAGCTTTTTTCTTATACGTGTTAAACTGTTGGTTATCCAGTTTCTTAATGACTTTACCATCTTTTACCACCTTAACTTTTGCTTTAGTAATGAACATTGTCTCATCAACGTCAAACATTGTGAGACCTTTTCCTGTTTGTTCTTCTAAAAATGTTTTAAATTTTACCATATAATTTATTATACTACATTTTCTAGTAAAAGTAAAGGATTATTTCATATAAATTTTTTGAATATAATCCTCAAACTCTTCTACTTTTTTTAATCTATTAGGCCAAAGAATATATTCTTTCTCTGGATTCTTTTTTAAGTTTGTTAACAATGGTGATATTGCATTATATAATTTGTCTAATTTTTCTTGTGCACCTTCAGCTGTAGTTTTAGTTTTTTGTACTGCTTCTAGTTCGTCCTCTGTTACAGCTGTAAAACCAAAATCAAAATCTAAATCATCGCTCATGCTAGTGCTCTCATTCTTTTTACGAGTCTTCCAGCTCTATTTGGAACCTGTCTATACCAAGCAGAATCAATCATTTCATCTGCAGCTTTGTTCCAATCTTTTGAATCAACACCAGCTTTCATACCTTTAAACTTTGAAAGTCTAGGTCTTCCAAGATTAAACATCATGTTTGCTATTATTAGTTGAACTTCTTCTGGCAATTCATCGAAGTCATCATATAGTATTGCGCAGTCGCTAAGCACTGTTTCAACGTCTTCGTTGAAGGCTTCAATGACTCTATCTTCTGAGATAGGAGTTCCAAGTGCTGCTCCTGCTTCAGGATCACTATCCCTAACCAGATGACCGATACCGAAAGTAGGATAGCCAAGGTGATCGTTATATATTTCATACTTTACTCCTTCATCCACTTCAAGTTCTTTTCTTAACTGTTCTATATTCATAATAGACCTCCTTATAAATTACTATTTATAATAAAAAAGGCGAGCACTGCCCGCCTTTCTTTATTTGGATAAGTAGTCGTTTTCTTCTTCAGTATACGGCCACCATGATAGTTTGAAACTATTAATGGTCCACATTAGTATTTACCGTGGTATTCTTCAATAGTTTTATCATTCATTCTTTGCAGAATTTGACTAAACTCTTTTTGCTGATGAAAACCTAAGTGAACTAATTCTTTAGCCACTCTTTGATTTGCTGACATTTGCATGCCAAACACAATCTTTTTGTATACTTTTTTGAAGAAAGACGCTACTGCGTCACAGAAACTGCATGCATATGCAGTTATAGTAGTTGTTGTCATTTTAATCCTCGTTAAATTATTTGATGTTAATTGTACGAGGCTGCTTCTCTTCCGGTAAAATTACTTCTAGTTTGACAGTTAGTATTCCATCCGTCAGATCGGCACCAGTTACTTCGGTATATTCCGACAGCCTGAATGACTTTTCAAACTTACGTCCACTTATTCCTTTATGAACGTATGCATCTGCTTCTCTACGTTTGTCCCTATTTCCTTTGATGGTAAGAATGTGTTCTTTTACCTTAACCTCAATGTCTTTCTTACTGAAACCAGCGACAGCCATCTCGATGATGTATTTCTGATCACCGTCTCTTACGACATTGTGGGGTGGGTATCCATCGTTTGCATGTACAGTTATATCTTGTAATGCGTCGAAAATATGGTCGAAACCTAAAAAAGCGTTCCTTGGGAAAACAAAATTTCCAGTCATAGTTATCCTCCTATTAAGCAAGGTTGTTGTAACGGACCCGAATTATTCGGCATCCTATATTATATATAGTACTTTTTTTTCAAAAGTACATAGGTAAAATTAATTTTTTATATTATTACCTATATTATATTTCGGACATAGTTCCCATTGTCCTTTATCTTTATAAGATATAATTTTTATCTGTCTTAATGGCGCGATTGGTTTAAGATTGTTTTTATTATCTACCGTTAATAATCCCCAATCACTCATCAATGTTGCTATTGTGTTTCTTCTTGCAACATCGTTTTCTTCCAAGTTAGATTTTTTACCATCTAATAAAAATAATTCTTTAAAATGTACTATGAAGTATCGTCCTTGTTTATGTAAAATGTGACAAGACTGATAGAGCTTATTGTCTTTTCTGGATGCAACACCTATACGTGTTAGTGTTTCTCTTATCTTTAAAAAATCATCTGGCTCATTTAACGTAACTTCTAACATATTGTTAGGAGTCCATTCTACTATGTTATTTTCTTCCACCTTTGGCCACCTTAGTTCTCAATTCATTAATTTGTTCAGTGGATAGGAGAGTTATAACTTGGCGGGCTTTTTCATTGCTGTAACCATAGTATTCTTTAACTGTCTCCAAATCACTAATTTCTTCTGGTTTAAACCATTTAGAAAACCTTTTTCGCTTTCTAACTATATTTATAAAAAAATCAAATTGAAGGCGGTTATCAATATGATGATTTATATTCATCTCGTTGGCAGCAAGAACAGTATCATGAAAATATGATAGTGATCTATTAATTAAAAAAGGATTATATGCTTTTTCAGCAATATCATCAATCATAATATTTTTCTTAGAATAATTTATTGCAGTTGTATATTCAAATGGATTCATGATGTACGTTTTTCTATTAGTGTTTGAAACTCATTTACTACTGGCACGACTGTGGCATCCCACCATTTTATAAATGCGTTATAGTCATTATCAAAATAAGATTCTTGAATAAAGACTTCTATTTGTTTACACTCAAAAGAAAGTGAAGGTTGTATTAAACTATGCGCTGATAGTAGCTCGCACATAGCCAATTGATTAATAAATTGATTTAACATTTCAAGTTCCATTATATTTCCTTTGCAATCTTTTCTGCAAGAGCCATTCCCATTGTCCAGCCAAGATGACCAGCACCGCTGTTGACCCATACATCTTTATACTTTGAAGCTATAGGTAACATGTTTGGTGTCATTGGTCTTAAACATGCCCACATTTCTGGTCTTGTATCTTCAACGAAAGTATTATTTCTTACCCATCTTCTTAATGGTTTTATTCTATCCAATCTTATATCGTGATCATAACCTGCAAGCTCTGCAGTTCCAGCAACTCTAAAAACATTATTGCTAAAAGGTGATGCAACAATTTTGGCATCATCATCTAATATAGATGTTGTCGGCATTGCGTCGTCATATCGATATGATACGGAATATCCTTTTATTGGATATATGTTTAAACCTGGCAACAAAGCCGACGTGTATGCGCCCGCACAAATAACAACTTCATCATATTCTTTTTTAAGTTCTCTTAATGTTTTGGCGTGTGCTCTTTTTGGTGACCAATATTTTTCTTCCTCTGTTAGAACTATCGTATTTACATTAACGCTATAATCCCAGTTGTGATATAAGTAATTTGAAACTTGATTGCAAAACTTATGTATGTCACCAACTGAATCGCCTTTAGTAAAGGTTGCACCTACTATTGATTTTGTTTTTAAATTATATTTTAATAAGTTACCTTTCTTTATAACTCGTCCCCAACCAGAAGTTTTAAATCTTTCTAGTGTTTTTTGAGCTTTATACCAAGATTTTTGATTTTTATATATGTGTAATATACCACAGTCTTTTTGATTAAAATCAAGATTTAATTCTGATATTAGTCTTTTATAAAGCTTTCTTGATCTTAAACTCCATTGTATAGTTTTTCTAGTGTTATGGTCGTATGAATTAGTTAGAGTTGCACCTATGAAACCAGCAATCCATCTAATTTTTTGCCATGACCAATGATCCATTCTAAATGCAAGTGGAGCATCTGTTTTATTAATCCACTTTATTCCTTTGGCTATGTTGCTGTAAGTGTTCCAAACTTCTGCATTACAAACAGAAAGTTGACCCCCATTAGCATAGCTGCATTGATATGCAATACCGTTAGGATCAAATAAACGTACTCTATAGTTTTTTCTGGCTAAGAAGTAAGCAGTTGTTACGCCGGCTATTCCGCCGCCAACTATTGCGATACTCTTACTTGCCAATTTTCGACTCCGCCAATATAATTTTCATAATCAAGTTCTGCTTCGATATGCTCTTGTTTTAGCTCTGCAGTTGGAAATTTATTTAAATGCGTTTTGTTCCAATATAATTGTGGAACAGTGCGATGACCATTTTCTTTTAAAAACTGTTTAGCAAACAAATCATAACTTAGGTTTATTTCTCTAAAGTCATAACCCCATTCTGAAAGTTTTCTTTTCATTTCAAAACAATAATAACAATCTTCTTGAGTGTATAAAGTTAATTTAGGTGAATTGAACATCTGACATGACCTCCGTTAAACATGCAACCACGTTGAGTTCGTGATCTGCTACAAATGCGTTTTTATATTGGTAATCTGCAAGCAACAAGACAAGCTGTGGTATTGATTGAGGAGTAACTTTATCTTGCATTCTATCATAAATGGCTCTAAATATTGCGCTTACATCTGTATCTATATTATTTACTACCCAGTTTCTCATCTTTTTAAAGTCTTTATTTTTTAAATGAGAGAAAAGATCATCATAATTTTTGTCGTCAAGTGCATGTGTAATTCCCATATCAATGGTGCCATTGACTGAATACCTTTGTAATTCATTTAATATTCTACGCCAATCTGGAGCAAACTTCATAATGACACTTGCTAGTGCAGCATCTTCACACTTTATATTTTCTTTTTTTAATATATCTTTTGCACGTTCCATAAACATGGTGCAAAGTTGAGCCATACTTTTTTTGCTGGTGTTGAATTCATATACACCACATCTTGAATGCAATGGTTCAATTACTCTATTTTTAAAGTTACAAGTTAATATGAATCTACAATTATTTGCAAATTCTTCAATAAATCCACGAAGTGCAGGTTGTGTGGATTGTGGATTAAGATAATCCGCTTCATCAAGTATTACTACTTTATAGTTTGCTTGTAACGAAACCGAAGAAGCAAATTGCTTTATTTTATTTCTAAGCGTATCAATGTTACCTTCCTCAGAACCATTGATTAAAATAAAGTCGCAGCCGAGCTCGTTACATAGAGCTCGGGCTACTGTTGTTTTACCTAGACCTGCCGTGCCGGTTAATAACATATTAGGGAGTTCACCCGACTCGACAATTTTTAGGAAGGTGTCTTTTAAGTCTTTAGGTAAAACAATTTCGTCAATTGTTTTTGGCCTGTACTTTTCGACCCATAGAAACTGATCTGACATTATTTCTTTTCTTCTGGTTTCTTTTGCGTGCTTTCATTATTCATAGCATCCTCCTGCTGGATAGCTTCACTGATTTGAATGATTTGTAAACACTGGTCTCTTAGTCCGCCGATGGTTGAAAGCTCTTCGCCTTTAAAACCACCTCTTTGAGTTACAGCATCAATTACTGCTACTGTACTTCTACTTGCTTTGTTTGCAAGATCTTTTAATTGAGTTATATTATCTGACATGTCATGCTCCGTATGTTGAAGATTTCTCAAGTGCAATCCAATATTTTATATTTTCTGTGCTGAATTGCGTTACTAGTTTAGAAGATATTTCTACATCATAATCACCCGGAAGTAATTTTAAATTTGAAATATCTATTATAAAGTTAAAAACAGCGTCCTGTTTAAACTCACCGTCTATATCAATAGAAAATGCATTTGATGTTGCATTATGATTCTCAACTACTGAGAGACTTAACACACCATCTTTTGCTGTTATTGATAATTCTTTATGACCAAGAGTGGATGCAGCTTTTTTTAACTTGTTAAGAGTATCATTATCAAGTTTAAACTTAACATCTGCCTCTGGCATCACAATATCTTTTTTTGGTGACGTTAATGTTTCTGGTTCTGAATAAAAATATTTTACATTAGACCTTCCACTTTCATCTGACACGTTTACATAGTCATCTTGAAAGTTGAGTGTTGGTCCTTGTACCAGACCCATAACGCCTATAAATTCATTTAAATCATATATTCCAAAATCCTTTGGAAAAGATTCAGCAATATTTGCAGTAGCAACAACAGCTTTTGCTTCGCTTATTGTTTTAAGCGTGTTGCCTTGTTTAATCAATATGTTTTGATTTATTGCTGAGAAGTTTCGAAGTATATCGAGAGTAGTATCACTTAATTGCATAATAAACCTTCCTTTTCAATTATTATTATATAATAACACATTATTAACTGAATGTACACAGTTATATTTTCATTTTAGAGAAATTTCTTTCCTTTATGAATTCTATTTTTGATTGAAACTTACCATCTAATATATCGCCTTTATGCGATATTATAAATGTATTCGTATCATTATCTAAAGTATTTAATATTTTTAATAAATTTTCAATACCATCATGATCTAATGACGAATCAAATGTTTCATCTAATATTAATAAATTAGTTGCAACAGAGTTTTTCATCTTTGCAATCTGTCTCCAAGTAAATAGTAAAGATAAATCTATTCTTTGCTTTTCACCTTCACTAAAAGAATCATAAGTAAAATCATCTCTATGCCTCGATCTAATTGTCTCGTTAAAATTTTCATCAAGATTAAATGAAACAAAAAAATCAAGTACTTGTAAATATTGGTTGACTAATTTATTAATCACTGGTAAATACTGTTTTATTATTTTAGTTTTTATTCCAGTATCTCTTAGCATTTCTGCTATAACATTATTGTAACTATGTTGCTCATTAACTTTTAATTTTTCTTCGAATAGAGATTCTTTATCTATATTCATTTGCTGTAAATCATTTCTTGCACCAGTTAAGTCTGCCGCAACTTCACTTTCTAGATATCTTTTTAATTCTTCGTTACTTTGATTAAGCGATACTATTTCTCTGTTATTAGCATTCATAGTATCTGTTTTTTCTCTTATCTTCTTTATTATTTTTTCTATAGACTCAATTTTACTATCAATGACAGAACCGTTACTTTCAACCATGGTTAGTGTAGTTTGTACCTGATATGCTTCATTCTTTGTTTCGAATATAAGTTTATCTTTATTTTCAATAGTTTGATCGCATGTAGGACATACATCGTTTTTTTCTAGAAACATACCGCGTTTAGCAATACCTTTCATTTCTTGTTTTACTTGTGCTATATCTGCAATCACCTTATTTTTTTCTTTTTGTAGACTCTTTAATTCGTCGCTTGCAGTATTACTTTCAAGTTCTTTACTTATATTATTATTTTCATCTTGCAGCTTCTTTATCTTTTCTTTACCTTTTTTGATTTGCTTTTCATACTTACTTTTATTTTCTTCTGTAACAGCTGCAATATCTCTTATATACTTTGTTTGCTGTTCTATCTTACTTTTAATTATATTTGTATCATTATTGATACGACCAATTTTTTCTTTTAAAATAGAATTTCTTTCTCGTAACAGTATATTCATTTTCGAAAATATATTGATGTCCAGAAGATCCTCGATAACATTTCTACGATGTCCAGCATTAAGTTGCATAAAAGGTATGAAAGATGAACTTCCTAATACAACTACCTGATGGAAACTCTTATGATTGAGTTTCAAAATATTTTGTTCTAGAATCTTCTGGTATTCCATGGCGTGTGATGATTGATTAATCATCGTGCCGTCTTTCCATATTTCAAATATATTAGGTCTTATTCCTCTAAGTATTCTAAAGTTTGCTTTACCGATTGTAAATTTAACTTCAACAACAGCTTGTTTTTGGTTTATTGAATTGATAAGTTGATTCTTACTAATCTTACGATGAGGTTTACCAAATAATGCAAATGATATAGCATCAAGCATTGTTGATTTACCAGCACCATTGTGGCCAACCACTAATGTAGACTTATCTTTATCAAGAAGTATCTCTGTAAAAGAGTTACCAGACGACAAAAAGTTTTTGTATTTAATTGATTTAAAAATTATCATGCTATCTCAAGGGCCTGTGCTTCTGTCATTAATTCACGCATTTGTATTTTAATTTTATCTTTATCCAAGTCAGTGTCGACGGCTTCGATATACGAATCAACTATTTCAGTTGTATCTTCAAAATTCATATCTTCATCATCAACATTTGCTCCCATAAACTCATTAAAGTTTTCTGCAATCTTTAATTCGTAAATGTCTTGATTCTGTATACGATCAATGAATCTATCAAAAGTAAAGGGATCAGTTTTTTCCGCAACCACAACCTTCACAAATTTTTTGGATAAATTTTTATTATAATTATTATAATCCATTTCTTTGTCATTGTAAACAATTTTTTCAAATAATGTGTAATTATTTCTTATCTTTTCTACTTCTCTTGTTTCAGTATCAAGTATGTGAAAGTACTTAGGATCGTGTGCATCTGACCAAAAAAATTCTAAGGGATTACCTAAGTACCAAATGTTTCCTTGCTGTGATGCCGTATGAAAATGTCCTGATAATACTTGTTCGAACTTAGAAAAAAGTTTTGGATCCATGCCATGTGTACTTTTTATACCAAGCGCAAATTCAAATCCATTTAATTCTAAATGTGCACCTAACCAATCTGCTTTACAATCTTGTATAAAGTTCATTGACTGTTGATAGTTATCTGCACATATCCATGGCAATAGTGCCATACTTAAAGAACCATACTGCATCACTGTAGGTTCCATAATGATATGTATTTCATTCATGTAATGACCAAGACATTCTTTTAATGAATTAAGCTCATTAGTATTTTTAAAATAAGTATCGTGATTCCCTGGAATTATATCCATCATCATGTTTCTTTTTCGCAACTGGTCTAAAAATACTCTACGATTTTGATTCAACGCTTTAAAATTTACAAACTTACGATGATCATAATAATCACCTAAATGAACTATTTGTTTAACGTTTCTCTTATCGCACTCTGGAAAAAATATATTAGTATAAAAATCTTCTGCATTGTCTAAAAATATTTCAGAAGAGTTTCTAATACCACAATGAGTATCATTTAATATTGCTATCTTCATTGCATAAACTCTGTTAAGTCTGAATCTGCTATTTTCACTTTTCTTTTCTTTCTTTCTTTTTTAACTATTTCTTTAATCTCATTATCAGAAGTTCTTACTCTTTCAATTCTATTTCTTAATGTGTCAACAAAGAATGAAGCTTGATTTTCAGCAACTTTTTCTGTTCCAACGTCTACAAAATTTTCTACTCCGGACTTTGTTAGGTATTTAAGTTTTATTTCTTGTTGTTTCTTTTCTTTTGTAATCCTACGTAGAAAGGCATACCAAGTAATTTGAGTAAAATATGCAAATGCGTTTGGCTTACCAGTTCTTGTTGCAGCTTCTAAGTTATAGTTACCTATTGCTTTTAAACAATTTTCAACTGCGTCCATAACCATTTCTTCTCTGTAAGTATATCTTATAAAGTTTGCTTTGTGTGATAGACCTTCAGCAATTCTTAAGAAACACTGCGCTATATAGTCTGGAACTTTTGGTATCTCTATCTTTTGTTTTCTTGCTTCTTCTACTTTTTCTACATAACTGACAACAGCAGTAGAGAAGTCAGAATTATTCACATAATGAATACTTTTTTTACGTGCCATTTTTCCACCTTTTAATAATATTATACACTATTCTGTGCAAAAGTACATAGTTATTTTTTTCTCTTAGTGACGAAAAAAGTTGTTTACAAAACATAAAAAATGTGATAAAATAGTATAGTATACTGGGGAGAAGGAGTATACCGTTAATGAACAGTTTTAGGGCGTGGTTTGAATTTAATTATATTACTACCATCTGAATCATTTGTAGGTGCCGGTTCATCATGATACTGTCTACCATATTTTTCTGCTAGAAAGTCTTCCATTTCTTCGTCTGTTAATTCACTTACGGCTTTTTGTATTTCGTCTAAATTTTCATACGCTTTTCTTCTATTGCCATGTTTTTTTATTTCAGCAGTTATTGCTCTTACAGTTGCCTTATAATATTTTAACATGTCTGGTGAAGGATTAGCGGTTACAATTACATGTGTAGCATTTAAAGATTGCAAAGTTGCTGGATCATCTTGAAAAGATAACCATGGTCTAAATGCAAAAAATCTAAATCCTCTAAAATAATCTTCGACAGTAATTATTTTTAAAGCTTTCTTAATTATAATTTCGTCGCTTTCATCATTGACTGGATAGCTAACTATTTCGCAAACTATCTCGTCATTATTAGTAAGCTTTAAATGTTTAATATTTTCTGTCATAGTTTTACTTTAAATGTTTTATGATTAAATTTTTCTCTTCCATATATTCTAAGTCTTTCGTCGCCATGTAATATACCATAATTTTTTCTAGACTTCCAACTTATATCATCAACGATATCATACAGTGTCGTATCTTTTCCATCATCAGTTTTTCTTAAACCTCTGCCTATACTTTGTAATACTCGTATTTGAGATTTTGATGGTGAAGCAAATACTATATTATGTAAGTTCCTAATATTTATACCAGTGCTAAACGTACCAAGAGATGCTACCACTATTGAATCTTTTTGTTTTTCAACTATTGCTCTTATTCCTTCTCTATCAGATGTTGCAGTTTCACCGGATACGAAAAAAATCTTGCGGCATTCACTTGCTTTTTCTTTTATAAGATTATATAAAGGCTTGCCGTGTTTATCCACATAGTTGTATAAAACTAATGTGTTGCCTTTTAAATCTAGTGTTAAGTTACGAATAAACTTATTTCTTCTTTGGTAGTTTACTATATGTTGTATCTCGTCTTGATAAGTTTGTTTACCAAATCCTTTTCTTATATTATCGTCATACTCTAACACTATTCTTTGTATCATCAACTTTGCAAGAGTATCATCATCTTGAAGTTGCCTTGTACTTGTAACTCGATATATTTTACCAAATAATCCTTGTAATACTAACTCGTGTGTTAATGCGCCGTCTAGTGTCCCTGTTGTTCCAAACCTATATTCAGCTTCTTTGCATTTATTCATAATAGTTGTGAGTGACTTAGATTTAAAACCATGGCATTCATCACCAAATACCGCGCCAAACTGTTCGAACCATTGATGTTGTAATCTATAAATTGATTGCCAAGTACTAATTAAAACTCTTCTATCAGTATTCTTATCTTTTCCGGAATATATTCTATGACAGTTATTTTCTACATCAAAACCATAATCTTTAAAATCAGTGTATAACTGTTCTACTAAAGATGTTGTAGGTACAACTATCAAAACATTATCTTTATAATTTTCTAGATACCATCTAACTAAAACATATATTATTAGTGACTTTCCAGAACCAGTAGGTGACAATAATATAGCGTTCTTTCTTTGTATGCCAGTGGCTACCGCATCAAACTGATACGGTCTTATTGTATACGGCATGTTTAAATCTTCTATAAAAGCCATTAACATGTTAACATCGATGGGGTTACCAACGTTAGGACTGCCGTAATCACTTTCTAATATTTCAACTTCATATTCTCTTGATTCTGCAAATTTCAATATTTGTGGAAATAATCCTGCAGGCAACTCACTTGTAATTTGATTATATAATCTTATCTTACCGTCCCATACACGATTCTTATAAGCAGGCATAAACTTATACCCTGGCACGTAAAAAGAAAAAAAGTCTCTTAGTTCTGCTTTTGTGCCGCTGCCACAATCAATTTGTATTATTGAATGATTTAATTTCCTGACTCGAATTGTTTCCATTTTATTATATTTGATATTGTTTGGTGTCGCCATTTTAAATTGTCTATTATTTCTGATAATGTTTCTAAAACTGTTTTCCAATATTGTATCTTCTCTTCTGATTTTTGTATCTCTGGATCACTGTCATAATAGTAATCCATTTCGCCTTTTAATATTTTTAAACCATCAAAAGGATCGAGTTCCCATCCTTTACTTTCAATTGTTTCTCTATCCATCTTACCATTGTAATACAACCATTTTTGTTTTAATAGTATTTTTTGTTCTAACTCAACACGTTTTAATTCTAACTTAGCCGTAGACCAATGCTGTAGATATTTTGAATGTAATATGGGTGTTTGTCTTGATGTGTGTACCAAATCTGTTTGATTAATAACACAGTCTGTTTGCCACGATTCGTGGACTTGTTTCAAGTCTATCATAATGTCTCCAATAATATATATTATCTGTTTCCGATTACGTTACCGGTTACAGTAAATGATTCAGTAAAAGATCCTGTTGTTGAATTTTTCTTAAGAATGTCGAAGTAAGTAAATCTGAATGATGCGCCGAAAGTTAAGAACGAGTCTCCACCAGCAGTGGTTTGAAATTGTATATCAGTTAAAGCAACTGGTATCGCATCTCTATATTTAATTCTAATTATAGGCTGATTAGAACTGTTTAATATAGAAAGTGTTATATCGGCAGCTGCAGGTGGTAGTGCTGCATTTTGAAATCTTTGACTTGGATTTACATTATCTTGATCTAGAATTCTTCTCATCCAATCATGCATTTCAGTATATGACTTCATATCTTCATCTAATATTATATTAGCTAACATTTCGTTGTAAGTTAACTTATCACCGGGCATTGGCACTGCAGCAATTTTACGAAATGAAAGATCCGCTGCATTCATTATTACACCAGCGTGCGTAAAGTCTTGAACAAAATAATCCAAGTTAGGATAGTTTGTTCTATCTATTACAAGTTTAAAGCCAGTCGGCTGAAGATAATTGAAGTTTGTTGTTAATGCCATACTATTATTTATATCAAAAAAAAGAGGAGCAGGGCGCTCCTCTTTTAAAAAGTGCTAAGATTTATGCACCAAGAATATTATCAACTCTGAATATTCTGTAGTACTGGTTAGTCTTAACTGCAGCTAATCCATCTTGAGGACCTGCGGTTCCTGCAAATGGGTTACTTACCATACCATATCTGGTTTTAAAACCAATTTTTGGCTGGAAAGTATCTTCGCCAACTGCTCTTACCATTGTTAATGGTACATATGGGCAGTAAAAGATACCTGCATCGTATGGGTTAGTTCCTTTATAACCTACGTTGACATAGTCTGCTACTGCATACGGATCAATATAGACTCTTGTTCTGCCATTTAACACACCAGCGAATGTGTTACCTGTGTCATCTACATTTAAGTTAGTTGACATTGCAGGTGTATAGTCTAACATTCCAGCAGCTGCTAATGCAGAAGCTACATCTGAAGAACAGATAATAAAGTTACCTTTACCTCTACGTGTCTCTTTAGCAATAATATTACATTCTCTTTCGATCTGTAATATTAAGCCTTTGAACTTTTCAACTGACCATCTACCATCAGCATCTGTCTGTACGTTGAAGATACCATTAACGGCAGTGTTAGTTTGTAACGCACCGGTTTTAGCCTGTGAGTTAATAGTTCTGATTACTTCTCTATTGATTTCAGCTAAGATTTCTGTTGACAATATGTTTGCCAATTCTGTCTCAGCGTCAAGACCGTGAATAGCTTTAAGGTCTTGAGCTAATTCTAAGCTGTATTCAGCTTTTAATGCTCTTGACTTAGCAGTCACAGTTGCTTTTTCAATAGTGAAACCCATTTCTCTGAAAGAAGTGTTGCCTGAGCTTCCATGAGCCTCAGCTTCTGCTGTTGACATTCCACCTGCAGCTAATGCTGTAAGTCTCTGGTCGTCAAGGTTTGAATCTTGAGCAGCAGAGTCGATACCACTTAGACCTGATACGTTATCAGAGTCGTGTGTTCCGCCACTATCACCTGAGAATGTTGTCTCAGCTTCGTTGAATAGTGCTTCTCTATTTCCTGTTGCGCCTCCGCCATATCTTGACTTCATGGCAAAGATTAAGCCTGTAGGACCTGACATTGGTTGCACACCACAGACATCATATGCCATTAAGTTTGGCATTGCACGTCTTACAAGTGCGATCAATACTGGGTTCCAATTTGCTGCTGAAGTGGTGTTATTGCCTGGCACATCTTCGTTAATCATTCCCTCTTCTCTTAGAGCGACCTCTTGATTTTCTAAGATTGCAGCAGTAACAGCTTTCTTGTGATGATCTGTGATTTTACCAGCTGACTCTTCGTTCAATACTGGGGACCACTTTTCAATCAACTTATCGTAAGATACTGTATTTTGCATCTATACCCCCTATTTTGTTGCGGTTTTTTTGATTGCTTTAAGATACTGATCCATTGAACCAGATGATTCTATTGGTGAATGATCTTCTTCAATTTCTTCTGTATCTGCGACTTTATTAGTTTTGAAATATGATTCCTTGACTGTTGCTACTTTTTTCGCAAAAGTTTCTTGGTCTTCGTAATCAATATTATCGACTAACTGTGTAAGCTTTTCGACTTGAGTGTCAGCTAAATCTTTAGAAGCTTCTCTTATTACAGCTTCTCTTCTAAAATTTTCTAACTCTTCTGCCATGCTAATGGCATCGTCTGTGGCCTTGTTAAGTTTTCCTTCAAGGTCATCAACGGTGTCTGCTAGCTCTTCGACCATGTCAGTTTTTCCTTCTGGCACCTGGATGTAGGACTCTGTGAATAAGTCTTTTAACTTGTTCATAAAGTCTTCTGCAATCTCAGTTCTTAAACCATTTTGGATAGCTAACTTGTTCTCTTCCATCCAGCCTTCAACTACGTAGTTTAGGTAGCTGTCAACTTTCTCTACGAGGTCAGCCTTAGTAGATTCAATCTCCTCGGCTAATTCTTCGTTATACTTCTCTTCGAGTCTATCAATCTCAGCATTTACTTTTGAATTGATTGCAGTCTCGAAAATGATTTCTGCTTTCTGCTTGAAATCATCAGACAGTGTAGCTTCTTCATTGACAAGTGCTTTAAGATCGTCTTTAAAATCGACCTCAACTTTTACCTCTTGCGTTTCAGCAATTGGCTCGCCATCAAATGCTTCAGGATCTGTACTAGCTGTATCCATAGGCTTGTAATTATACATAGCCATAATAGCTTTTTTGTCCATTCCTTGCATTTTTCCAACTATACCAGCAATCATACCGGCTTTAGTCTTTGGCATTGGATCTTTCTTAGTGTTATCAGCAGCAGTTCCACCAGCCATTTTTCTTTTTGGCGCTGTACCTGTTGCATCACCTGCTTTGTCGATAGAAGCGACTGACTGAGCTTCAGCATTCTTAGGATCGTGTTTCATTTCAGAGATTTCCTCATCCTCATGGAGCTCCACGTCCTGATTTTCTATATTATCAGCCATTTTTGACTCCTTATTTTGATTTTAATATTGAGAGGAAATTCTTAA